GTTTAAACTTTATCTTACCTCTCTGTGGATGTTGGATAGTACAAAACTCATTAATAAAGTAACTAGGACTTTTAGCACACTTTACATAGTTTTGTTTTATCGCTTGTTTTAAGTTACTCATATCTTATTTAAACCTTGTTCGTGGTTTCCAATAGCAGTTGCTATTGTTTCATCAAATGGACTATCTGCCTTTTCTATCTCTACCATTTCAGATTCATATTCAGAAAGAACTTTTTCCCATCTTTTTTCTTCCATTTCTCTTACCCAATCTTCCCACTTACCTTCTCTTTTTAATTTCATCTCAAAATCAATTTGACAATAATAACACCTAGCCATACGGTTAAAAGTTTCTTGGTCAATTGTTTTAAGAATAAGTTTTTCACAATCATCACATTTATCGAAACCTCTTGGTGGTATTTTGGTAATTTGTTGCCTTTTACCATCTACTTTAGTAAATTTTCTACCACTTGCTTCTTCCCAAATCTCACCCTCTTTTCTCATCTCAATGGTTTTTCCTGTATATCCAATACCAGGAGTTCTTTTACCACCGACACCAGCTATTAACTTTTTTACTTTTTCTATATTCTTACCCATAACCTATTCTCCTAAAAAAACATCATACCTGTTATTTGATTAACTGGAGCAAAAGCACCTGTAAATTTGTAGGTGTTTCCTTTGTACTTAAAAACTATACCTTCTGTTGGAACAATAGCATCAAACCCACCGATAGCATTTAATCTATCTAATTGTATTTTTAATCTATTTAATTTTTTTATATCACCACCACTTCGTATAGCTTTTATAGCCCCTTGTACTTTCTTTCTCATGTTTTGAACTGATTTTGCTGGATTGATAGCCATCCAACCATCCATGTTTTTTAATATTGTAGCACCAACATCAAAAAATAATGTTTCAAATGGTTTCATATTTTCTTTAACCATTTTAGCATGGTCATTTTTATCAGTAGATAATACCCATTCTAAAAACTTAGGATATTCTTTTAATTGTTTTTTTATCTGTGGAATCTTATATGATTTATCAAAGAAAGCCCATCTCTTTGTTAACTTAACTAAAATCTCATTTGTTATCTTTGGATAACCGGTCTGTTTAGCACCATTTAAAATCCACTCTTGCCAATACATCTGATGATACATAGATAATGTATCGTTGTCTTTTAAAGCATATTGTGATTGTAGTTTATTTAATCTACCTAAAAATTTATCCTTTAATTTACCAAAGTCTTGATGTTTAGGTACATCCATAAAATGTGGTTTTTTAATCTTGTAATGTTTCTGTATGTTTTGATTGACTTGTTTTATCATACCAGCTAACATTCTAGCACTATCTTTTGCTTGTCCAATAACTCTCGCATTATCATCATATTCCATTGTCCCATGAAACATTAATTCTGTTATATCGTAATTAACAACATTCTCACTAGCAGGCCACATTACTTCTAAACTCATCCATTTAGAACCCCCACCAAATATTTTGTTTTGTTGTTTATCACTTAAAGCACCTATTGCTTTACTTAAATCTCTTACTGCATAAACAAAAGCATCTCTGATATCACCTCTTCCTTTAAATTTACGTTCCACATCTTTTATACTTAAAGCAGTTTCACCTTTGTTTTTTATATGTCCTTTATTACGAGCAGAAATTAACTTACCATCTTTCCAACTTATCATTAAGTTTTGACCATCTGTTTTTTCTGTAACATTATCTTCACGATTTAATTGACCACCTAAACCCAATGTTATTATATTTTTTAAATCTTTAAAAGTTAAATCTTTATCATCAAATGGATGACTCATATGTCCGTAGGCTCCGCCCATTAATAATAACTCCTTTCCGTTTCTTTCTAAATTACTTGTAAGTGAATGAACCTCTTTTACAATATCATATTTACCATGTTGTTCGTTTCCTCTGTCTTGGTCTGTATTAGTTGGCTCTTCTTTTTCTAGTTGGTCTAATGTATTTTTACTATGTTTAAGAACTGACTTTCTTGATTTTTTAAGTTTGTCCGTGTATTCATAATCTTGATTTTTTAAAATCATATCAATATGGTCTAACCAATGATTCCACATTTCACTTCCAACTAAATCTAAATCATTAGCAGCACTTGGTTCAGCTGCTCCAGCAGGTCCGTATGATACTGAACCTATTGGACCATTTGGATATTTTGGAATATCAAACTCTTGACTATAGTAGTTTTCATCATCAATTAAATTTTTAGCAATCTCCCAACCTAATCTACCAGCTTCCTTCTCACCCCTAAGTAAGTAAGATTTTAAACTTGATATAAAACCAGGACCATCATCCACCCCATCAGATTGAGTACCTGTGCTTTCTAATAAACCACGATAAACCTCATATAGTTTTTTAAACTTATTGGTCATCATATTATACACACCTTTATCGTAGTATCCAAATGTTTTTTTGAAAAACTTTACTTTTTCTTTATCATCTACCTTTGGATTACCTAACATATCTCGTGTCTTAGTCCCACTTATGTTTCCTACTTGTGGAGCAGTTACAATGTATCCGTGTTCATCAAACCCTTTCATATCTTTCTTATAAGGTTTAAAGTATTTACCACTTAATCTACCAGCATCCTTTTCACCAACAACATAAACTACTGCTGTAGTTTCAGGATCAAATTTGTTTAATAAGTTTTTTGCTACATATGGTGACTTTTCCATAACGATACGATTTTTTGGAATACCAACCTTTACCATATGTCTAACTTTTTCTTTAAAGTTCATAGGATGTCGAGGTGGTTTTTTTATATCGGATGTGGTTATGTAAGCTTCATCAACTTGTTTGGACAACCACTTGTATGTAGCAAGATGACCTGAATGAAATGGTTGGAATCTACCACCGAATACACCAACAACTTTCTTAATGTTTTTTTCTTCTTTCAAATTAGATGCACTATCCCCATTATCAACATTAGAATATACAACACTTTCTCTATGTAAGTCAAGCTTTTTTTCTACATTTTCATTTCTTTTTTTACCAGTATCGGTTTTTGTAAAAGGTCCTCTTCTCAATGTTGAAAATTTTACAGGTGTCTCAATACCAAATAATTTCTTTGGTGCTATGATTCTCAATGTAATCATCTTTCTACTATTATCAACCTTCAAGGTTTCAAATTCAATTTCTTTATATTTCTTACCCTTCATAGTAAGATTATGACCTGTAATAAACTTTTGAACTTTACTACCTTTTACAGCTTGTGCTTCACTTACTTTTTTGTAACCACTACCATAAGGAACTGAGGTGTGTCCTTTCTTCTTCATTTTTTTTACTTTAGAAACTTTAGAACCACCTTTGATAGTTCCATCACCAGACACTATACCCATCTCATCTATGACGGGTTTGGTTATTTCTTCTATTAGTTTTTTTAAGCTCATAAGTTTTGATGTTCCTTTACATCTATAAATATATAGATTTAAAAAGAACTAAACTTCTAATGCTCTTCTAAACCAACCAAAGTAAAATTTTTCTAAATCAGGTTTTCTTGTAACTAAATCAGCGTAATATTTAACACGGTATGCCCTAACCCTCTGTAACTCAACACCATCCATAGCAGCTATCGTCTTAGGTCCCATTCCACCATCTACTTTAAGTCCAGCACCTTTAGCGTTAGCAGCCTGTTGTAAAATTTTAACTGCTCTTCCTCTACCTTGATTTACACACATATCAAAGTAAATATGCCGTAGGTCTTCTGAAAGGGATTCTACCTTGTTACCATCCCAATACACTTCCTTGTATATTTCTTTAGCACCATCTTTTGTAAGGTTTTTTATATCCACATCAGGATGACTTCTCTTAGCTATGCCAAAATTAGTTTCTCCACCAGGATCTTTCGGGTCATTAACGTATCCACCTTCGTGGTGTAATACTACTTCTATTATATCGTCAAATTTAGTTAGCATATGTAACTCCTATTGTTTTTTTAGTTTTTCAATTTCTTTTTGTTGTTCTTCAACTTTCTTTGTTAGTTCTTGAACAGCTTTTATCAAAGGTGTAATCAATTCTGTTTCACCGAGTTCTTGCAT